TTCAGTAATTATTGGGGGAGTTGAATGAGTAAATTGCTTCCACCTAATAGCACTCGATTTGATCGTAACGTTACTGATGTTTGTGCAAACAGTTTAGAGCTTCCTGTTCAAATTAAGAGTTTGGCCTCTATTGACCAGGCTCCAGATCAATTTTTGTCACTTCTGGCTTGGCAATACTCAGTTGATAGTTGGGATACTGATTGGCAACCATCACTTCAACGCCAACTAATAAAAAAATCATTTAGACAACATCAAATTAAAGGTACACGAACTGCTGTTCGAGAAGTACTCGCTCAGTTTGGATATACATGTGAGTTTCAGGAATGGTTTGAAACAGTTCCGAACGGAGTACCAGGTACTTTCTCTTTAACACTGGATCTAAACGGGCTTGAACTTACCGACGCAACTTACGCAGAAGTAAACAGGCTTGTCAAAGATGCAAAGCCTGCATCACGTCACCTAACAAATTTAGTTATTAACGTCCAACCGCTTTGTATTCCTCGTGTTGCTATTGGTTGTCACGGTGCTGAAACAGTCACAATTTTTGTCGAGTAAGTAGAATGGCCACTTATAAAGGTATATTAACCAATAACGGTAAAGCATTAATTGCTGGTGCAACTGTAAGTAATAAAATCAATTATTCACACATTGCGGTAGGGGATGGCAATGGATCTGTACCTGTGCCATCTGAAACACGAACAGCCTTAATTAATGAAAAAGCACGAATTGCATTAAACGTTGTAGAAATCAATCCAAATAATACAAACCAGATCGTTTGTGAAGCAATCATTCCATCTAATGTTGGTGGTTTTTATATTCGTGAACTTGGTCTTTATGCTGGAAATACGATGGTCGTCAATGCGAGCTATCCTCCAACATATAAACCATTGGCCGATGAAGGTGGTGCTCGTGAAATCAATATCAATCTAGTTATAAATATTCAAAACGCTGAAGTTATAGCTCTTTATCTCGATGATTCATTGATATATGCAACCCGCGAATGGGTAAATAAAAACTATATTCGACGTAATGAGATAGTCGATAATTTAACGACAGATGATCCAGCAAGACCATTATCGGCTAAACAGGGAAAGAATTTACAAGATTATAAAGTACAGATTGGGAGTTCATTTAAAGATGCTCATTCCAGAGATGTTGACTATTATCAAGATATTTCTAGTCAACAATTCTTTACTTCATTCGATGAATTGCCATTAGGCTCCCGCTGTCTAATTCAAACATCCTTAAATCTTACGAAGGCTCCAGTATTTGCAGGGGAAGCTTTTATTTATGTTGAAACAAAAGCAACATATAAAAAAGATATGCCCGGTAAACTCCAATTAGCCTATGGATATGGAAGTGGGAGATTTGCTATAAGATCAGCACCCACTGATGGGGTTTATACACCATGGTTTTACTATGCTGATATCAATAGTAATGTCGCTACAGCATCAAAGCTTGCCACCGCGCGAACAGTAAGTTTTTCAGGTGGAGCAACTGGTTCATTTAATTATGATGGTTCTGGTAACTCATCATGTATTTTAACTTTGGCAAATTCAGGTGTGGCTGCTGGATCTTATGCTTCAACAATTCAGATTCCGCAGATTTCAGTAAATGCTGCAGGTCAAATTACCGCATTTTCTCAACAAAATATTAGAGCAGCTACGGTAAATCAAAGTGGTGTTGTACAACTTACTGATGATTTACAAACTGATGATTCAACTAAAGCATTAACAGCAAAACAAGGTAGAGCTTTACAACTTCTCAAGTTAGACAAAAATGCAAATGCAGTCGGCTTACAAATGGGTGATGATCGAACATTACTACCGACTGAGCTTTCACCTCTTTCCCTTCAAACTTTCTTTGGAACTTATAACTCTGACGGTACTTCCGCATTTTGTGATTTTATTACTTTAAACGGTTGGGTTGACGCCACAGGTGGACTGAAAAATGCACTGGTTTTTAGTAAAACTGGTCAAAGTTTGCATCATTTCCAAGCTGAATATACAAGTGATACTTGGACAATAAAAAAGCAGATTGCATATACAGATTCAAGCATTTCAGGTAATGCAGCATCAGCAACAAGATTGCAGAATGCAAGACGCATTAATAATGTTTTGTTTGATGGCTTACAAGATATCAGTATTGAAGCTCCAGTACGTTTTAATGGGACCATCTCAACTCTTCAGCAGCTTGACCAAGCATTACTGGATGGAAAATACACGGTTGTAGAATTCAATGTTGCAGGACTATACGGTTATGGTGTTTTAGTGGTTTTTAGAAGTGGTGGAATGTGTCATCAAGTCTATTATCCGCACCAAGCTGCAGGCACAAATAATGCAACAATGGCGATGCGCCAGGCATGGAATGTTAACGGAAACATAGCCTCATGGTCTGATTGGCGAATAGTGGGAACACGAGATGATTCTAAACTTCCATTAGTTGGAGGAACAGTTTCGGGTAATTTGCGAGTAAATGGAATTGTTTTCTCTAACAAAGTTTATGGTGATTCTGACTTATGGTTTACATCAGAAGATGAACAGAAAGCTCGTAGAGTCTTAACAGGTGGTGTACTTGCTTCAGATACCTATTCAGAGGCTAGTCTTGTTCCTAATCTCGGTATTTACGCCAAGGGCGCTATTCATACGAAAACTGGTGTCTATGCCGATAAATATTATGGGTACTCTGGTCCTGCAACATATACAGGATATTTAGACGGAAAACTTACAACTCCATGTTTAATTAATGGAGTAGCGTTTGATGCCAGCACTGATATTAATATTCCTCCTGTAAGCTTTTATATTCCAGCTGGTGCTGATTTAAACAATTACAAAAAGACTGGATTTTATTATCAAAATACTGACGTAGATGCCGCGAAAATAACTAATGTTCCGCAAGGAAATGCATTCGCATTAAGAGTTGAAGAAAGTGCTGGATGTTCGCAGTGGTTAACACCGTACAACGGTGGTGGGGTAGTGTATTACCGTTATTTTTATGATGGTACATGGAGCACTTGGATCAAAATGGATCCACATAATATTGATGGAAATGCGGCAACAGCAACGAAACTAAAAAATCCTAGAAAAATTTTTGGACAAGATTTTGATGGAAGTAGTGACGTAGCCGGAAATATCACAACTAGCACAGGTATGGTTGTTTCAGATTCATTTCATTACATTGATATAGGTCGTCCTGGTGTTGATCGAATGAATCTTGCAGTTTATGGGGGAATATTCAATTTCATCAATGCAGAAAACGGCAATGTCATAGCTCGATTAAATTCCAATGGTATTGACTGCAATGCTGCTACAGCAACAAAACTTCAAACCCCTCGC